CATGATTTGGGTTTCTTACAGTTCTCGCATCTGACTAATAATCCGACTACCTCAAGCTGTCCGTCTTGGTTCTGCTTTACAATCCATTCACTCATTTCTCAATTCCTTTGCCTTGTTCATCTGTTCCATCTGTTCACGCATCGCCCTGCGTTTCCGCTCATTGGTCTGGACGTTATTCCACATCTTCATCCACCGATCAAAATCAACGTACTTGGTCATCTGCATAATTTCTTTAATAACTTCTGTCGAATCATCAACCTTCATCTCGTTTCCGATATGTCCGCTGTCATAACGGGAATCGGAATATAACAGATGCTTTTCGATTTCGTTATAGATCCTTTCGACAATCTCATGATCTCTGTCTGTCGGTTTATCCTTAAGCAGTAATTCTTTATATTCATCAATGCTGATTGTCACGGTCTGTGTCTTTGCCATACCCTTCTCCGTAACTGCAATAATCTCTTTCTTTCATTAACATTCCGAATATTTCGCATTTGATATTATTTGACTTTCCGTTCTTCTGGTCTGTACCCCATTTACAGCTTCGGCACATAACCAATTCCTGCGTACTGAATAACACCTGCCTATTATTCGGTTCTTGGTAGCATATCGCTAACCATCCGTCTGGCATCCTCATAGGCTGTTCACGTACTCATTCAGATAGTCAACCACTTTCTGCTTCGGCAATCCTGCAAAATCATGGTCAACCATCATCGGGTACCCTCGTTTAAATTCCTGCACCAGATATGGAGTATCACACATCCGTAATGCTGATACATAATCAAGCATTTCCTCTTCCGTTTCGTACCCTGTGACCCTCACGTGGATTCCAAGATTCGGATATATCGCATAAACTAGGTATTTCATTCTTCGTCCATCCTTGAGCCACAGTTTGGGCAGTATCTGTCTTGTGGAGATGTTCTTTTTCTGCCACACAATGAGCAGTAATAAAATCCAAACATCGGTGCATCGGGTCTTGAGTTTTTCCACGTTCCATGCTTAACAGGTTCAGCATCAACGGCAGGAAAATGTGAGATGATTTCACACACCATGAGCAGATCTCCGTTTTTGAGCAGCTGCGGAATACTAAGTTTTGCATCTTCAAAAATGTAACTTGCTACTGCCTTTTCTAAAGCATTACCATCAATCGTTTTCATCCTCATCCTTTCCTTCGAACAAGCGGATATCGTTCAGCTGTTCCTGCCGGCCTTGCAGGTAACCCAGAGCATGGCCTATACGCAGCAATGTGACGATATCCGCACATGCCATTGTCGGCACGGAGTTTTCCACTCTGGCTAACATACCGGCAATGGCATCAATCAATAATTCTGTGTCAGATTTTCTCATGCGTTTTTCTTCTTAAATATCCGCTTCTTCTTACGCGGTCTGTAACCGTATGGATTGATACCCAGAGCATCAATCGGGTTCATCTCAAATTCGGGGCATTTGTTGGTCTTCTTTGCTCTTTCTATAGGGATGATCATTCCTCGTCTGGTGCAGATGCATATCCCCCGTTTCACCGTAAGCCAGTTACAGTAACGACACCATTTCTTACGATTGCCCTGGTCAGTCATCTTTATCTTTTGCTCCCCGTTTGATTACCTTTTTATAGCTGATGTAGATCAGACCGTTTTCCTCATCCACTTCAGCCATATAGTGACCGGCATATTTCTGTAATGCTTCGAACATGCGGCTTGATGTTTCCAACAGGCAGCATCCCCGTGAGTATTTGTACCTGTACCCGTAATACTTCCGGTCAGCCTGTGCGAAATCCGGTCTCTGTCGGGATCAATGCCGATTTTGATCAGTCCGTTGCTTGTGATCTGGTTTTCCAGACCGTGCCGGAAAAAAAGCCGAAGTTTGTATTTGTCTGTGTTTTTGTCGTTATGTGTGATCTGCATCGTAATGTCGTACTGCATCAGCGGCATCACGCGCTTGTCAAACCAGTTAATTCCCATTTGGCACATACCTCTGAGGATCTATTCCTCTGGGAACAATCCATCTGTTCATGGCGATTCTTGACATCATGGCGGAAGCCTGTTCCTTTGTCCACTCTCCGACATGTCGGAATCCGTATGATTCAAGCTTTCTGATCTGTTTGGGTGTAGCCAGTCCTGCCCTGCTCCTGCTGATCAGCTTGTCCATCAGCAGTGATGCCTGTCCGACATTCTGAACAACACTGCTGTCAATGCCGAACTTCTCCAGAGCTGTCAGCTGCTTATCTGTAGCCGGTTTGGACTGCCAACCAAATTCCGGTTCATAATCCGTGAGATCAGTATCCATAATTGAGAAGGCATACTGCAGAGGATCAACAAGCGCTCGTTTCTTCCGCCTTTGCTTCCTCAGTTCTTCAGCCAGAGCGGCTTCTCTTTCAGCCAGAACGTCACGTTCACACAGGTCGATGAACATGTCATCAAGCAGCGTTTCTTTGCCTTCTTCAAGCTTTTTTGTGGCTCTCTGGACCACGTCTGCCTTACTGCTCATGAGTGATGCGGGACGGCATAAATCGTGCTTCTGAGTCATCCACAGGAAATCAAGAATCAGAAGATCTTTCTTCCCTGGATACAGCCGTGTTCCTCTGCCGAGCATCTGACAATTACCTACGATAGTCACTTTTCCATGATGCCTGGTAACAAGAGTTCCAAGCTCGTTTTCTACACACCAACATTCTTCCGGCTTATAGGTTTCCTTCCGCCATACTGAATGGACACCATATGTACAGCCAACTTTTATGAATGTCTGCTTCTTCAGATGGATCCCGTAGAGAGGAGACTTGTTTGTCTTATTGTCTACACAAACACTTGCACGATACCCTCTTTGGATTGCCATTATCTGAAGGCGCTCAATAAAAGTTTTATTGCCCTTTTTTATATGGAATGAATGTTGTGTCCATCCTCGTGCGTGTTGTTTATGTCCATCGCCAAGGTTGATTGCTTCGAGCATTACGTCAAATTGATGCTCTGTCATATCAAACAGCAGCGGACTCAAATCCTTTGACAGATACGGTTCAAGGTAGCCCCAACCCCGTTTGTCCTTGTCTCTGCTTCTTGGCTTACCTTTGCTGATTGTCCAGACTACAGTGGGGCTTGTCCGCTTATATCCGCTATCGACATAGCGTTCAAATCGGTTGTACTTTAATCCGCATCCATCAATACACTCTTGAATTTTCTCAAGCCACGGCTGATGTTTTTCTTGAGTAATCGTGATTGCGTTATTCGACTTGTTGATACATCCGTCCGTCATAACCCATCCGATGAAACGCAGTTCATCGTCAGAAAGTGGAACACCTTTAAACTTGCCATAGCCCGAAACCGGCAATGTGCATCCATCTTTCATGTTTGCAATCTCTTCAGCAGTTTTAACTTTCCATCTCTTGTGACGCTTATTGTCATAGAGCATGCGGTGCTTATTGGTTACTCTGATGCTTGAACTTTGCCCCTCAAGAGAGCAGAAGTATTCGTCAGTATCAAGAGGACGTCTTACTTTTGCAAGAGCAGGGACAAATCTGATTTCGCCTGTTTCTTTATCGAATGCAGCCACTTCTTCTCCGACTTCCACATCAGTTTTCCAACCGCTATGAGTGAGTACTTCAGTTTCAGCATCAAGACAGTATAGACTTCTGACCTTCGTTGGTCTGAGTACCACAATGCAGTCCACTGACGGGCAATCCCATCCTTCCGTAAGGAGCATTGAGTTACAGAGTACTTGATACTTGCCTTCATCAAAGTCTTTCAGAATCTGCTCTCTGTCATCGGACATACCATTGACCTCACCGGCAGTCATTCCTCTTTCAAGCAGCAGATCCTTGAATTTCTTTGATGTTTCAATCAAGGGAAGGAAGACAACTGTTTTCCTGTCTTTGCATGTCACTGCCATCTCATCTGCAATCTGCTCCAGATAAGGATCAAGAGCATGCCCCAGATCGCCCAACTGATAGTCTCCCTGTGAGACCTTCACTTCCGAGATATCAATATTCAGCGGAATGGTGAGTGCTTTGATGGGACATAAATAGCCGTCTCTGATGGCCTGTGGCAATGTGTATTCATAAGCCAGTGAATCAAAGTATTTGCCCAGATCCTTCTTATCTCCACGATCTGCTGTAGCTGTTACGCCGCATACCTTTGCATTGGGGAAATGGCTCATGATCTTCTGATAGCCGTCAGACATGACATGATGTGCTTCATCAATGATGATTGCTCCGAAATAATCACTTTCGTATTGATTGAGACGTTTGTCACTGACCAGTGTCTGCATGGATGCTACTGTTATCGGCGAGTCACTGCCGAGAGCGGAAGTTTCAGCTTTTTCGACAGCGGACTTGATGCCTGTCACCGCTTCGATCTTCTCCTGTGCCTGTTTCAATAACTCCCATCTGTGCGCCAGAACCATGACTCTTTCGCCATGATTTACACACTGTTCAGCGATTTTTGAAAAGCATACGGTCTTTCCGGCACCTGTGGGGAGAACCAACAGGGTTTTATTCCTGCCGTTCTCCCATTCATTCAGCACCGACCGAACGCTTTCCTCTTGATAAGGTCTTAATCTCACAGCAGACCGCTGAAGCGATTGTTATTGCTTGCGGGCGGTGTCTGCTGTGTCTGAGCAGACGGTGACAGCTTTACGAATCTGTCCACCTGGTTATATTCGATACCGTTGTACAGCCGTACAGATGTCTTCACGAAGCCGGTCTTTCCAATGCTCCCGTTCCAGTCCATTGTGTAGGACTTAGCACCTTCGGGAATCATTCCCAGTGACCGGAAATATGCTGTGATCATGCCCTGTGTAGATGCATGGATGAAGAAGTTATTCTGCAGGAATGCTCTGCCTTCGGGTGTGTCTACATGGATGAAGACTGTTACCTTCGGGCATTCCGGCAGTTTGCCGGGACGCTGCGGATTCGGCTCATATCTTCCGTATTCGACACGGTCAACGGTAAACTGATAGGTTCCAGGCTGAAGCAATACATATTCGTTTTCTTCGATAGCGATTGTGCTGTTATAGTTCATTTCACTCATTTTATTTATCTCCTTTTTTTCTTATCCCAACGGATCTCTGATTTCTACGATTTTGCTGTATACAGCGCCGATGTTGTCGGTGAGGAATGCAAGAAGCTCGTTATCATAATCGGCAAGCTTTGTTCCTTCCGGCACAGCACCGGTCTTTCCGACATAATCCTCAATTTCCGCATCTGTGATGCCACGTTTCTGCAGCAGAAGCCGAAGCTTTGAAAGCGGTGTTTCTTCCGCAGGTGCCGTTTCCGGTTCATAAAT